AATTTTAGACGTACTGCTAGCAAAGTTAATAGACGTAATCTTTCTCGCCGTGTTTATCGTGGCGGATATAGACTGTAATAGGAGTGTATTTTTTATGGATTTTTTGATATTTTCAATTTTTGATAGGGTGACCGGTGTTTTTTCCGAGCCTTTCCTTGCCGTTAATGTTGAGACGGCTGAAAGACGTTTTAATTACGTTCTTTCTCAATCGCCTATGGTTAAGAGTGATTGTGACTTATATAAGCTTGGTTCATTTAATTCGGAGACTGCTGAGATAATTCCGATTAAGTCTGAGTTTATCTGTCATTATAAGGAGATTGCTGAATAATGGCTAAGACTTTTGCTTTTCAAAATCTTCCTAGTGTTCGTAAGAGACGTTCTATGTTTGACCTTTCTCACGGGTTAAAAACGTCTATGTCTGCTGGTAGGTTGTATCCTATATTTTGTCAAGAAGTCTATCCCGGTGATACTTTTAAGGATAAAACGTCTGTTGTTGCACGTGTTTCATCTGCTTTTCTTAAACCGGTTATGGATAATTGTTTTATGGATACTTATTTTTTCTTTGTTCCTAATAGATTAGTTATGGATAAGTGGTCGGCTGTTATGGGCGAAAATAAAAACTCTGCTTGGGCTCCGTCTGCTTTTGCGACTGTTCCGACGGCTTCTTCTGGTATAGTTAAGCCCGGTTCGGTTGGTGATTACCTTGGTTTACCGGCTGATACGACTAAATCTATACCGGCTGGTGTTAATATTCTTCCTTTTAGAGCGTATGCTCTTATTTGGGATGAATGGTTCCGTGACCAAAATAATCAGCAACCTATGAATATTAATAAGGGTGATTCTGTTGGTTCTAATGAAGTTTATAATGAAGACGAGTGGTCTCCGACTAACTATTTCGGTAAACTTGCGCCGGTTGGTAAAATGCACGATTATTTTACTTCGTGTTTGCCGTCTCCTCAAAAAGGTGACTCGGTTGATTTTGGGATTTTGTCTTTGCCCGAGAGACTTTTACCGGTTAGTACTATTAGAGCTAATGCCGGAAATACTCCTGTTGATTATCCTACAATGGGTAGTTTATTCCCGGATTATGATAAGACAGATAAGCTTGCTAAAGATATTGGTTTTACTGCTTCGTCTGTTGGCGGTTCTAATGGTTTGTTTTTGAGTGTTAATGAAAAGACTTGGGATGTTCCTACTGGAGATATTGCTTTGCATTCTGCTTCCGGGTCTGGTCAGGGTCGTTTGTTGTCTCGTGGTTCTTCTTCTGAAAGTTCTGGCTATATATTGTATCCTTATAATTTGGCTGCTTATGATTCTGGTCAAGAGATTGGTGCTACTTCTGTTAATGAGCTTCGTTATGCTTTCGCTCTTCAACGTATGCTTGAAAAAGACGCTCTTGGTGGCACTCGTTATACAGAGTATCTTCTTAGTCATTTCGGCGTGAGCTCTCCTGATGCTCGTTTGAATCGTTCAGAGTTACTTGGTGGTCATAGATTTCCTATTTCTGTTCAGCAAGTTTCTCAGACTTCTCAGCCTTCGGAAAGTTCTCCGCTTGGTGCCGTTGGTGCTTATTCACTTTCTAACGGTGAGTGTCGTTTTACTAAAGGTTTTGTTGAACACGGATTTGTTATTGGTGTTGCTATGATTCGTCAATATCATACATATCAGCAAGGTATTGAACGTTTTTGGTTCCGTTCTAAGCGTACCGATTATTATGACCCTGTTTTTGCTAACATTGGTGAGCAGCCTGTTTATAAGTCAGAGCTTTATGCTTATGGTGAATCTGATTTGAAAGCTACGCCTTTTGGATATAATGAAGCTTGGGCTGATTTACGCTATCGTCCTAATCGTGTAACTGGTCAGATGAGGTCTAATATATCAAATACTCTTGATGTTTGGCATTTTGCAGATGATTATGAGAATGCTCCTACTCTTAATAGTCAATTTATTGAAGAGACTCCGACTTATATTGATAGAACACTTGCTGTTCCGAGTACGAGTCAAGACCAATTTATAGTTGATATTTATCATAAGTGCCCGGCTTATCGTTGTTTGCCGGTTTATAGTACGCCGTCAATGCTTGGTAGATAATGGCTGGATTTGATTTTCAGAATCTTTTTGACCCTTTTAAGGCTACTGGCGATTGGGGTGCGACTGTCGGTGATGTTTCAAAAACTGACGGCGGTTTTTTTGCCGGTGTTCGTAACCTCGTTGACGGTAGCTTAGATTGGGAACGTCAGCAAGAGCTTATGTCTCGTGAAATGAATTTTAATGCGAGTGAAGCTCAGAAAAATAGAGATTTTCAAGAAAAAATGGCTAATACGGCTTATCAGAGAGCCGTTGACGATATGTCAAAGGCTGGTTTGAATCCTTATTTAGCTTATCAGCAAGGTGGTGCTTATTCCGGTTCTGGTTCGTCTGCTAGTATTGGTGCGCATAGTGCTGTTAAAGCTGGTCAAGGTTTGATGTCTATTATTCAAGCTGCGTTTGGTTTAGCCGGAACGGCTATGAAGATGTCTAATCTAACTGCTATTGAGTCTATTAGAGCTGATAATGCTCGTAATTTGAATCAAGCTATGGAGCTTTATTATCTTAATAATGCTGAGTATATCTCTGAAAAATCTCGGGGTCTTTGGTATTATAATAATAGATTTAATCGTTAATAAGGCTCGTGCGTGAGTGCGTGCGCTTATTTAGAGTTATACCTAGCACATATATTACTTGATATATATGTGCTAGGTGACACTCAATAAAGGTTTTTTGATGTGTACTTCGCCTATTTGTGTTAAAGTTTGTCGGAAAGGAAATGATTTTTATGAGCTTCTTCAAGTTCCTTGCGGTAAGTGTTTGGAATGTTTGAATCAAAAATCTACTGAGTGGGCTTATCGTATTATAGATGAGGCTAAGGTTCATTCTGATAATTGTTTTATAACTTTAACTTATGAGAATAGTCCCGGTCAGCTTGTTCGTAAGGATTTGACTGATTTTATTAAACGACTTCGTAAGTCGTTATCTTTTCCGATTCGAGTTTTTTATTGCGGTGAGTATGGTGCTCATACATTGCGTCCTCATTATCATTTGATAGTGTTTGGCTATTTTCCGTCTGATTGTGTTTTTTTGCGTCGTGACGGCTCTGATGTTTTATATCGGTCTAAGTTTATTGAAAAGCTTTGGTCTTATGGTTTTTCTAGTGTTGGTCGTTTAACTTTGCAATCTGCTAAGTATTGTGCTAAGTATTTACAGAAATTACAAAAAATACCGGCTTATTTAGTACAGCCTTTTATCGGTATGAGTAATCGTCCGGGTATTGGTTATAATGCTATTAGTCCTAAATCGCTTTCGTCTGATAAGATATATTATAATGGTCATTATATTAAGATTCCGAGATATTATCTTAAAAAGCTTGAAGAGCAGGGATTTGATTTATCTGATTTACGTGATATTCGTATTTTACGAGGTGCCTTATCAGATTCTAATAAGTCTCTTGAACGGCGTAAATCTAATATTGACATATTGAATCATAAGTGTTAATATATATAGTAGTGAATGTGTGATTGATTATGATGTTTTATTAATCGAGTTATCCACATAAAATTGTGAGTTATCCACATTTTGTCCACATAAAATTGTGAGTTATCCACAATACGAAAAGTATTTTTCGGTGTTCTAATTTGGTTAATTTGGAGTTATCCACATTTCCACAATGCTTATTATTATTATTATCAAAAGATATTAATAATTAATAAAATAAATATAGGCGGTGTTGCTTATGACATTTTTTCAGAATCTTTTTAGCTCTGATAATTGGCTTGATATTTTCTTGCTGGTTGTCTTTGTCATTTGGTGCGTTGTACGTATTATTTTGGCTATCGTTGAGTTTAAGAGTTCTCACGATGTAAAAACTCTAAATTTTAATTTAAAGGAGATTTGTAAAGATATGAGTAAATTTAGATTGCCGGATTATCAAGAAGATAAAAAATTTGATAAGTCCACGCAACGTCAAAAATTTTCTAAGTACTCGCCGGAATACGTTTATAATGAAGATACGGAGGAGTTAAAAGCTACCGGCGGGAAGATTGATAATCAAGCTGTTATTGAATCTTATCTTGATACTTGTTTTGAAAAGGTTCTTGAAAAGTTTTTGCCTGAGCTCATTAATAAGGCTCAGCCGGATTCTGACGGCGTTTATGGTGATTCTACGCAAATTAAGCAAGACCTTGCCGATTTTGCTTCTATGCTTGATGTGGCGGAAGATTATCGTGATAAGTATAAGCTTTCAGACGATTTGAATGCTATTGAAGTTTTTGAAGCTGTTAAAAAGCTTTCAGACGAGCAAACGGCTTATGTTAAGGGTGTTTCTGATAAGAATGTTAAGAAAGGTTCTAACGTTGATGTAAATGCTCTTAAAAACGTTTTTAAGGCTGTTTTGAAAGAAGAATCTGATAAAGGAGTTATTGAGAATGAGAAAGCGTAAAGCAATTTCTATGAGACGTTCTAAACGTAATTTTAGACGTACTGCTAGCAAAGTTAATAGACGTAATCTTTCTCGCCGTGTTTATCGTGGCGGATATAGACTGTAATAGGAGTGTATTTTTTATGGA